AGCAAAGCTGTCGTCGTACTGACGGTTCACGTTGCGGGTCAACACAAGGTTGTTTTCGAGAATCTCAAGCGCTTTGCGCGTGATCATGTCGATGGTTAAGATACTGTTAGCCATGGAAAAAATCCTTTAAAAATTTAGCGGGTTGCCTGCATCTTTTTCAACTGTCGGGCTCGTTCGGCATCAATCCACTCTGAGGCGCTCATGGTCTTGGTAGACCGTGGGTCAGTCGTGTCATAAGCCGGCGCTCCAGAGGAGCGAGCCGTCACGGGAGAAATCGGTGCTGGCGCAGACGTTGTTTTCTTGACCGGGGGCGCTGAAACCAATTTGGCTTCAATTTTCCCAATCTCTTTCGCCTGGCTCAAGGGCGTCATGCGTGAGATACGTTCCGCTTCTTTAGGGTTAGACCCGAGGTAGTACGCTAACTCAGGGCCAATCTCCGAAGACTGAATCGTTTCAGCCATCACGTTCGTAACTGGAAGTTTGGGGTTGTAGGCAACTTGTTCAAAATCGTCATACTTACTCCGCGCTTCTTCCTCAAGATCGTGGTAGCTCTCAAGAACTTGCGATTGCTGCCTGGCTTGGTCACGCTTGGCGATCAGCTCTTCTGCCTTCTGGAGGGCCAGTGCTTGCGCATAGGCTTCAGTAGACTCAAACTGGTCAGCGGATGCTGCCGGGGCTGCTTGTAGCGTCTGCTGTTCAGACTGACGCTGCGCTTGTTCTCGTTCCCACTTCCGTTGCTCTCTTGCAAGGCGTTTGCCAATAGCTGCATCCAGTTCTTCTTGGGTAAAAACCCTAGAAGATTCTTTCTGCTCATCAGCGACTACCGGCGTACTTTCAACAGTCTCAGGAGTGGCCGTCACTTCCGTTGCTGGCGCGGAGTCAACTTCCGCTAGGTTTTGTTGGACTTCTTCAGTCATTTCAATGAATCCTAAGATTCCCCGGTGAACCTCGCCGGTAAGGGTTTGTCAGCATTATGCTGGAATTTGGGCCGCTTGGTAAGCGGCAATTACTTCTGGCGTATGCACCGCAGCGCAAATGGCTTGAACTTTGGCATCCTCGTTGCTGTAATCGTCCCCTGGGGCGACTACATAACGGTGAAATGTGCAGCCTTTTTCTGCCGTATAAGTGCAAGTGCGTATTTGAACACACCCGTTTTCAATGGGTTCAATTAAATCAACAAAGGTTTTTAAAGACATTTTATTTCCAATCAGTTTCCAGCAGCCCAAGTGTACGAACCTGATATAAACAATGAACTGTTTGACGAATTAAGACTTGCCAAAGTAATTGCCGCTTCATCATTTCCGCTTGTTGTTTGCACAATGTCTAAATAAGTAGAGTTATTTGCAACTCGGGCAAATGGAACTCCTGTGAAAGTTAATTTATTTGCGGCAACAGGTATTCGGTTAATTGTGATTGACCCAGTATTTGTTCTACTTGTAAAAGGCAAACCAGTAATTTGCAAATTTCCTGACCCACCTGAGTATGAAGTTATGTTTAAGAAAATACTAAAATTAACTGTTACGCCAACAACTTCATAAAACCCTTGTTGTCCATTTGCCGCATAGGTAACAGTAGGCGCACCGCCTGTTGAATTTAAAACAGGAGTAAAAGTACCGTAATCAGTAAAGTAAGAACCATTAACGATGCCAATAATGTCGCAAGTATTGGGTGTTGGATTAAAAGCAATGCCATCCATGATACCTCTAAAAGTATCAGTGGTTAGCGCCGACCCTGTCCCCATAACCCAGCCAGTAGCTGATGATTCATAGCGGATATATCCGCTTGCTCTAATTGGCGTAGCCGAATCATTTTGCAAAACTGCACTTGATGCGTCGACCCAAATAGTTGCAAAAATAGGCATGTTATAGCAATTAGGCGCCAGCGCGTTTAAAAGATAAACTCGCACCAACCGTGCATTAGCGACCGTTGTTAAATCCATGTGGCACTCGGAACTAAAACCCGTGCCTCTGAAACTATCTTGAGTTGATCCAGATTGTCGGGCAAAACCAATAAAATAGTTACATGATGCTGCCCAACAATTGCTCAATACGTTTTGTTCAGTAAAACCAGCGCCTACATTTTCAAATCTAACGCCTTCTTGTAAATCACTAAATGTAATATCATCATAATTTAAAAAACAAGTGTTAATGTGATAAACACCATATTGACCATTGGCTGCGCCTGTGCCAAGCAATTGAAAGCCAGTCCATTTGGTGGTTGTTGATGGGCTTGCCCCTTGATGTTTAAGTATTGGGTTTGCACCAAGACCTGGACCAGCTTTAATAATTGTTGCTTGTGAACCTTCACCAACAATTTGTGGCACAACGCCATTTGTTGTGTTGGGGTTTACCGTCAACGTTGAATTGGTGAGATAAGTCCCCGCAGGAAAATACACCGTTTTAGGGGGTGTTGTATCCGCTGCACTAAACGCCGCTTGGATAGCGGTGGCATCATTTGTCGTGCCGTCACCCGTAGCACCATAGTCAACCACATTGACATACGCGCCTGTGATCATCGAATAACTTGCTTTAGTCAAAGCCATATCAACCGCCTAACTGTGTTTGTGTTGGTTGTGGGTATGTAGGATGATTCCATTCTTTGATGTAATCACCTTTTGCATCTAAATCATTTTGTAAAATAATTACTGTTCTGAAATCGTTATCCGTTAACGCAGGATAAATTTGCATTATTTTCTCGTATAAATTCATCATAGACTCCTTAAATAAGTGCCGCTCATTCTGCAACAAGCACTACTGTTAGCAAAATTAAAATTTGGCGATGTTGCACTTATAAAACCATACATTTCAATGGTGTCCGTTGTACCATTACAACTCACTATTGAACTTCCTGCTAAAGTAAAATCATTTCCAATAGAAGAATTTGTTTCAGCAACTCTTGTAAAAGCCGAACCATTTTTATATATCGCAATTATTGAAGCAGTAACGGCAACACCGTTAATACGGACAATGCAATTTATTTGGTAGTAACCCGCAACTGTTGGCGTAAAAGTTGAACTAGCAAAATTGCTGTTGGTATCAAAATCTTCTGTATCTAATGTTACTTTTGTAAAAGTAGCAGAAGTTATAGATTGATTTGTGCTATTTCTAGCACTAAAAACAGGCGCAAATGATTGCAAGCTATTGACAGCAACTTTTACAGTTGCGCCAGATTGAACAATAGGCAATACCTCGGTTCCCGCTAGAGGTGTTGATGCACTTGTTAGTGCTGAAATTTTGCTGTTGGCCATACTTAGTTGAACATAACTTCAATGGATGAAGTAAGAGGCGGTGCAGTTGAAAATGTCAACGTTGTACCCGACACGGTATATGTGTTTTTCTGTTGATACACACCATTGATATACACAAACGTAAAGTTTTCACCCAATGATGAGCTGCTTAATGTAAATACTGTTTGTGACCCCGTACCAGTAAAGTTTTGAACTTGGAATTCTGCCGCGCCAACGCCAGAAATATTGTCGTATGTGGCAATAAGCACGTCTGCTGATGTATACAAAGAAAATTTATACGGCGGTGCCAATAACCATATTTCGCCGCCTGGCACGCGCCCTGCGGAATCCAAAATAATCGGGTTGGTATGCGCCGTGTTGCCGCTAGACGATGTATAACTTGTTTTTGGTGTGGTTGTCCCCGCTGCGTAGGTGTACAGCTTGCCACCAGACAGAATCACACCGCTGTTGGTAAAGAACTGGGCCGCTGCGCCGCCCACGGGGGAGAGAAAGACGGCCATGATTAACCTTACATGTAGTAGCTGATGTTTAACTTAGCGCCGCCAACTTGTTCAATGAACTTAATGTTGGTTAAGTCACCATCATACTGCAAGGGGATACCAACTGCTAGTGGCATACCAACAGATGCGCTTGGCGAAGTTCCGTCGTCGCGCCAACGAACAGCCTGGCCTTCAGCAACAATCAAAGCAAACACTGGTTTGGCGTTTAAACCGTTTGGTGTTGTTTGCGGAATTGTCAAATTGGTAGCGCTGGACAAACTGGTTATTTGCTGATAACCCATGCAGGTTGTTACAGCTTTCAAATTCATGGACATAATTAAAATCTCCGAGGTTGAGTAAATGAGCGCAAACGCATTGTAATTTCATTACCAATACTTGGTGTAGTGCTAAAAAGCCAACCTGTGTTGTTGCCTGCGTCCACGTTTGTTATGGCCAAAGCATCCCAAGTTGCCCCGCCAGTAGCAATGCTGTCTTGAACGGTCAAATAATTTACGGTGTTGGTGCCGCTTGCGTCACTGATGGTGGCCGCTGTGCCAAAGGTTGTACTAAGCAAGTATTTTGCGTTTGTACCCGATGTGGCAAACGCACCTACAGTGCTTGTGGCTCCAGACTTAAGCTGGAGCGTACCGTTGGTCATTGTCAGTGTACGAGTTGAGCCAAGCGTCAAAGCATCTTGCATGGCCCATGCACCGCCTACGCCGTTAAAGTTAATACCACAATCTAAAGTTTGACCGGCAGTAGTAATGGTTTTTGTGCCTGTTGTAGATTTAAAATCTAAGTTATTTGCGCCGCTACTAATAACCATTGTTGAGTTTAAAGTTAAGTTTCCAAAAATATCTATTGCACTATTAGTAAAACTGCCGGGAGTAGTAAAGGTGCTTGTTCCAGAATTAAAAAAATCAATTGTCCCGTAAGAGCGTGATCCGTTAAATAAAATTATATCTGTGCCAGCGGTAATAAAATAATCTAAAAGATTTGTTCCTTCAATTGTAGTAGCGGTAGTTGCACCGCTAATTGTTCGTGTTCCCACACCCCCGCTATAGCTAAGTTCAATACGCTTGCTTCCAGTTACAGTAAGACCTGTACCAGTACTTGTTGAACATACGGTTGTATTGTTTCCAGTCAAAACAATCTTGCCAGTACCAAAAGCTAATATGCGGGTGTTGCTGTTGCTTGAGCTAAAAATACCCGTAGTCAGCGTATAACCATTTAAATCTAACGTGCCGTTGGTCAACGTACAAGTACGGCCTGAACCAGAAGTCAGTGCGGCTTGAAGCTGGAAAGTGCCGCCTACACCGTTGAATGTGAATGGACGGTCAAACACAACAGCAGCAGTGTTAATCGTCTTTGTGCCTGATGTAGCGGCAAAGGTTATTACCGCTGTACCAGCAGTTACCAACATTCCAGTAGACGCTTTAAGATTTCCGTACAGAGTTATAGTATTGCTACTAATAATTCCGGCAAATCCAGTTGGGTTTACTCCATCAGTAAAATCTAAATCACGATAAGCACCACCAGTTGTGGTTACTGCCCCTGTACCCGCAGTAATCCTAAACGAGATACTGTTAGCTTCAGTGACTGCTGTTGGTGAAATTGTCCTTAATGTTGCACTTGAGTTGGTGCAAATAATCAACGGCGTACCAGTGACCGTCATGGTCGTAGCGCCAGTAAAAATCGTGCCTGTACTGTTCAGCGAAATGGTGTTTGTTCCAAAAGCAAGCGTATTGAACTTAGCTATAGCGGGGGTGTGGGAACACGAACAATTAGCGGTGCAACTACCGCTACTACAATTGAAGGAACAAATCTTTTAGATTATTTTATTACCGCTGGCAC